CGGGTCAATCTTGACCATGCTGGTTTCGCCGTCTTCGCCAATGATGCGGGCAATGCGTTGTGTGTCGTAGATTTTGGGGATCAGGTCAATCAGTTGGCGGGTCAAATACCGCACACCACGGGCCAAATTGTCGCCAAAGTGGTACGTCCCAACATCACCTTCGCGCTGGCGTGCCAGAATGGCTTTGCCGCTACGCTCGTTGGATGTCATACCCAAAGAAGCATTATATTGGCCTGTAGATGCCTTGATGTCTTCAGAAGCGCCTGCCTTGGCTTGCAACAGCCCGCTGGAGGCCATTGGCGGCTGCGCTCGCTGGGGTAGTGGCAGCGTAGCGCCCGCGCCGTCTGTAACGTCTGGATTGACTTCCAAATACGGCCAGTTGGTCGTGTTGGCGGTCTTCCATTGGTTCTCGTAACCCTCAAACTGACCGCCATAACCAATAAATGGCGCTTTGGGTGCCAAGGCCAGCATCTCGGCTTCTTGGCTAACCCAATAGTTGTACATCCGTTGTGCATCTTTGGCGTTTCTCACTAGGCCAGACACGTACAAGCGACCGTCAACCTCAAATTCATTGCCCACAATCCGCACAATTGGGATGTATTTGCCCGCCCACTCGCGTTCTTCCAAGATTTCGTAGCCGTTTATCTTGCAATACTTGATGCGTGGCCGGTCAGACTGCCTAGATTTCTTGGGTTTGCCGTAAATAGCGCGCAACTGCTTGTCTTCAGGCGTTCCCTCAAAAGCCGTGGCGTTGCCAGGGTACAAATTGAGCGTGCCCTTGTCGTAATCGACGTAATAGTAGTCAGCGATGCGGATCGTGTCTTCATTGAGCCACTGAGACAGGTTTTGATCACCCACACCCAGCGTTTGCAAGGTTGTAATGGGCGCTGAGTCGGGGTACATCCGCTCGTAATCATCTTTGCTAATGTCTTCCGTTACAAAACAATACTTGGCATCCGCGCCGCAAGGGTCTTGGATTGTCGGGTCCATGTAAACCGAAAAACTATTGCGAACCCGGCCAATTTTGATGTCTTGGTCAAAGGTATTGTCGTCGCAATACTCGGTCAAGATTCGGATGTAGCCTTCTCCGTAGGAGACTTGGTTTTCGCAGGCGGTGTCGTAAGCGACATCTGCATCCGAGATGTATTCAATATGCCTGACCATGCCGTTGAAGACTTCGGCAACGTCAATGTCGGCCTTGTCGTCGGCTGGAATAACTTTGCCTGTTGGGCGATTTTGGCGTTGGTCATTGGTGACTTGCCGTACGTGCTGCGGCAGCTTGTTAATGGTAAGGCACGGGCGAGCGTTGATCGTCTGGCCCTGCACCGCGCCGCGAGTCGCCAGCACATCAGCAGGCCACTGCCAGTGGTTGTCTGGGCTTCCGGCGTAGAACTTCAAGTCGTCTATCTCGTCCTCGCGGGACTCAGACAGCGCCGATATCGCCATGTCTAGGCGGCTACGGGCTGTTGCCAGTATGCCGGAGTCGTCGTTCTTTTTGCCGCCACCGTTGGCGACATTTCCTACCGCCACCATGCCGGTGTAATCAGCCATATTATTTCTTGCCTTTTGGGGCTGGTGCGCTGCGCTTTACCGCATAAGCAATCGCCACAGCTTGTTTGACCGGCTTGCCAGCTTTAACTTCAGCTTTTACGTTTTCACGAAAGGCTTTGGGTGAAGATGATTTGACGAGTGGCATATTAAGACCCCATCCAAGATGTGTGCATTGCGCCGTCTTGAGCGTTATAGCGGCGAGTGGGCTCAGTATACTCGCGGTGAGCCACAGGAAAAGCAAACGTCACGCATATAGCGTCCGCTGCGTCTGGTGATGCTAAACCCCGTGCTTTCATTTCTTTCTTGCTCTCCAAGAAGATTGTTCCACGTGAATCAGGCTTCATCTTAGGCGAAATCAAATCCGTCTTCAAGAACCTGTCGGTCGGGATACTAGCAGATTTCAACCATTCCCGCATCTCACCCCACATCTGCGCGCGCATATTTCCGTACATTATCGGGTTTTTAGACTTATTTCCGAAGTTTACACCCTTAATCTTGTACCGCTGCTCTTTGAGTCTGTCCACAATTCCAGCGCCCAGCCCACCCTCGTCGATCACCACCAGGGTCGGCTTATATTCCTCAATCGCGTCGATCACATACCCCACCACCGTCATCGTGTCATCGCCCCGGTGCCGGGTGATATTGATTATGTCCCGTCCTTGGCGCACGGCGATGACCGTGGCGTCCGCGCCGTAGCGCGCCGGATCAACGCCGATGATGATGGGCGCGGACAAGTCTTTGTACTTTTCCCGCTTCATGGCCTCGTCCACTATGTCCGAGCCGATGAACTGGTCGTCGCCCGCGCTTGGAAACATCCCGTAGACCTCGACGTGCGACTGTGAGGAGTCCGGCCCATATTCCTGAATGATCCGCTCATAGACTTGTTTGTCCGTACCCTCTACCGTGCGCGCGTCTACGACCTTGGTTTTCCAAAACGCCCGCTTGGAGTTGAACGCCTCGTAGAAGTACCCCGTGTTGCGGCGCGGGTTGGAAAACGCCAGCCAGAAGCGGTTGGGCGTGTTCTCGGTAAAGAAACCCGCAGTCACCGCCCAAATCGTGTCGTCAATACCACTGGCCTCGTCGAACACCACCAGCACGCCGTCGTAGTTATGCACACCCGCGTAGGCGTCGGGGTTCTCCGCTGACCACAGCCGCCCCTCGACGCCCCAGTACCTGGTGCCCTTCTTCAAGTCCCGCTCGACCAGTTCGGTCAACCACTTGGCGGGCATGACTCTGGTCGCGCTCACCTCAAACCAGTGCGAGTTGATCGCCATCGCCAGCCACTTGGTAATTTCGGCCCAAGTGATTGAGCGTAGCTGAGATTCACTGTTGGCCGAGATGATGGTCGTCGAGCCGATGCGGGTCGCCAACATCCAGATCGTGATCCAACTGACCAAGGCCGACTTGCCGATACCGCGGCCAGACGAAATGGCGGCTTGCAATACTGCGTAATCTAGCTGGCCCTTGTTTGCTTCTATATGCTCGGCGATGTCTTGCAACACCTCGCGCTGCCACTTGCGCGGCCCTTTGAAGTTCTCCAGCGGCGTGCCCTTGACGCCCCACGGGAATACCAACGCTACAAAGTTGAGCGGGTTGTCCTTGATGCGCGGCGTCCACAGACGCGCCATCAGGGCTTGTTCATCTTCAGCGCTGTATCTGGTTGACTGCATCTACGACCTCAATGACGCGCATCTCTGCTTCTTGCAGCGCTTGCGTGATGGATATGCGCTGGTCAATGTCCACCGTGATGGACTGCTTGGCGACCCAGCCGTGCTGGTGTTTGAGAATCTCAAGCGCCGCCTTGGCGTCACCCTCGCGGGCAGCCTTGTGCAAAATGTCAGCCATCTCGCGCTCGCCGTCGGCCTTACCCTTGATTGCGGCCATCTCGGCCAGTGCGTCAAATTGGCACAGGTGCCGGTACTCTTCAGGCCGCATCCCAGAAGCCAGCGCCAGCGTGTCGCCTTTAAGCCCCAGTTTGGCAGCGTCGTATATCGCCTGCAAGCGCGATTCAGTCGCTTGGACGTGTCGGACAGTGAGCGGCAGTGATTTGAACATTTGTTCTCCTGCGCCTGGGAGGCGTGTGCGGGAAGTTTACATTAAAAAAAATTTTGTTTGTGGCCCCTCCGTTTACGTTGGCCCATTGCGTCGGCCCTACCCCTCCCCCCTCGAGCAGGAATCCTACGCAAAATGGCAAGTGGTTTGTGGGTCATGTTGGCATAGCCTACGCGGTTGCATGGCCTGCGCTGCTAGCTACCTGGCCGCGCGCCAGTGCGTGCGCCTGGCCGCGCACCATGTGGGCCATGTGGGCCATGCCAATTGAGTTAGGTGGCCTGCGTTAACAGTGCGGCCATGCATTGCGTGCAAAATGCGGTGATTGTGTGCGGTTGGCACTGTAGGTCATGTAGGTCATCTTTTTTGCCAATTTCAGTCGCTCTACCCCATATTGTAAGTATTGTAAGATTTCATAATGTGAAATGTAAGGTTTAGATAAGTTAACATCAAATTAATGA